TTCAGCACTTGAGATTATGCCTGATTGGTATCAGTACACACTGGGTGTTATCGTGAGCGCAAGCTTCGCCGTGAGGTCTGCCACTAAATTCTTTGGAGGCAAGAAATGATACAAAATTACGAGCATTGTTTACACTTATTACTAGAACACGAGGGTGGTTTTGTTAACCATCCAAGCGACCCTGGTGGGATTACTAATCTAGGTGTTACTAAAAAAGTATATGAGGATTGGGTTGGAAGAGAAGTCTCTGAACAAGAGATGAGAGATCTTACTGTGGATGACGTAGCTCCGATATACAAAAGTAACTACTGGGATAGAGGTGGCTGTGATGAGTTACCTAGTGGTGTAGATTGGTGCGTGTTTGACTGGGGCGTTAATAGTGGTATGAGTAGATCAGCCAAAGCATTACAAAAAATTGTTGGTGTTGAAGCAGATGGCGGGATTGGACCGATGACGCTTCAAGCTGTAGAAGACATGGCTCCAGAAGAAATAATAATTCCAATGCACACAGCAAGGCAGGAATTTTATGAAGGTCTAAGTACGTTCGATACTTTTGGTAGAGGATGGACAAGACGAAACGATGAGACGCTGGAAGCAGCATTAGAAATGGCAGTATAATAGAAAGGATACTCTTATGTGTGGATCAATGGGAAGAAAGAAGAAAATGAAGTACAAAGATGGCGGCAAAGTTGAAGGCAAATTTCCTGACTTAACTGGAGATGGAAAGGTCACTAAGAAGGACATTCTAAAAGGCCGAGGTGTTAAAGGCATGATGGGCGGCGGTATGGTTAAGTACGGCAAAGGCGGCGAAGTTGATACTAAAGGCCAAGGAGCTCAAGTCAAACCAAATTTATTTAGAGGAATCTATTAAGTGCTAGACGGAGTTGAATTTGCCCGTTATATGTATAAAGTATTGAAGGATAGAGAACAGGATATATCCGACGCTCTATCCAACGGTGCAGTTAAGGACTGGGAGCAGTACAAATCTTTGGTAGGTGAGATACGGGGCGTTGCCTTTGCCAGAGAAGAAATTAAAGCCCTGCTGGAGAAGAACGCAGACGATGTCGAAGACCTTATATCTTCCTGAACATGTCGCGCAGAAAAGAAAAGCTGAAAAGGAGGCCGCAAGTGCGTCTTCTTTAGCTGATAGCGCGTATATACCCGCCGATGAAAGGGTTTTAGACCCTTCACTCTTAGATCAACCATTAGTCGAAAGATTGCCTCAACCCACAGGGTGGCGTATTCTTGTGATGCCGTACCAGGGAAAAGCTAAAACTGGTGGTGGATTGTTTATTCCAGATGAAATCCGTGAACGAGAAGCAGTAGCTACTGTTGTTGCTTATGTCATGCGAGTTGGGCCATTGGCTTATCAGGATCCAAAAAAGTTTGGCCCTGATGCGAAGCCTTGGTGCAAGGCGGGTGAATGGGTTTGCATTGGTCGATATGCCGGATCACGTTTTAAAATAGAGGGAGGCGAAGTTCGCATCATAAATGATGACGAAGTTATCGCTACTATTTTAGAACCAGATGACGTTAAACATATTTAGGAGAGAAACATGAGTGAAGAAACTGAGATCAAACAATCTGGGGACGCTGAAGAACCGGTAGTTATTGAAGTAGAAGAGGCTGGGAGTGAAGCACCAGAAGAAAAAGTTGCTGTCGAAGAACCTGAAGTTAGGGTTCAAGAAGAGGCTTCTAGCGAGGACACTGGCGACGAGCTTGAAACGTATAGTAAGAATGTTCAAAACCGGATTAAGAAACAAACAGCAAAATATCACCAAGAAAAACGTGATAAAGAAGAGGCTCAGAGATTTGCAGAGAAACTGTTGCATGAAAACACCAACCTGAAAGCTCATAACAAACAACTAGATAGTGGTTTTTTAAATCAGTATGGAGCTAAAGTTGACGCTCAATTGCATACAGCTAGACAAGCTTACAAGGAAGCTTACGAGTCTGGAGATTCAGATGCCGTAGTCAAAGCACAAGAATATCTGTCTCGTGCGACTATAGATTCTGATAAGTATAATATCGCAAAACAACGTGCTGACCAGAGAATATCTGTGGAACAAGCACAGCCCGAACAGCAAAGGCAGGCTGTTGCACCGCAACAAGCCGCACCACCTCCTCCCCCTAGACAAGAGGATCCTAAAGCACGGGGTTGGGCAGAAAAGAACACTTGGTTTGGTCAAGATGAAGTCATGACCTATGCCGCATTTGGTATTCATCGTAAGATGGTAGAGGAAGAAGGGTTTGACCCGCTGTCCAATGAGTACTATACTGAAGTAGACCGCAGATTGTTGTCGGAATTTCCGGCAAAACTAGGCGTTAAGAAAACGGGAGGAAGTACCCAGGTCGCACCCGCTGGATCTTCCGCATCTCGCAATATAAAAAAGGGGCGCAGGACCGTGACGCTAACTCCATCGCAAGTTGCAATGGCAAAGAAGCTTAATGTACCTATTTCGGAATATGCAAAGTATGTGAAGGATTAAAAACATGGCAGAAGCAAGAGCACCACGATCAACTGAAACGCGAGAAAAAGAATCGCGCAGAAAACCTTGGGCACCGCCCAGCCGCCTAGATGCCCCAGAACCCCCAGAGGGTTATGTGCATCGTTGGATACGAACAGCTATGCGAGGAGAGGATGACAAGACAAATGTTCATGCTAAACTTCGTGAAGGATGGGAAGCCGTTCGTTCTGAAGAGTATCCTGACTATGAAGCTCCGACCATCGAAGATGGTAAATTTGCAGGGGTTATTGGTAATGGTGGCTTAATGTTGTGTCGAATACCTATCGAAACCGCCAATGAAAGAAACGAGTATTACGGGACCCGGACCCGCGAAGCAATGACGGCAGTCGATCAAGATCTAATGAAGGAACAAAATCCTTTGATGCCTATTCATCAGAGTAGGCAAAGTCGTGTAACCTTCGGCAGAGGAAAACCCTCTTCTGATTAATTAATGAGGTGCTATAATGGCAAATACTAATGGTGCATACGGTCTTAGACCGATAAGTATGCAGGGTGCTATGCCCAACTCCACTGGTTTGAGCGAATATCGAATAGCTGCCGGAAACACTAACAAACTCTATCAGGGCCAAGCGGTTATTCCGTTGGCGACTGGAGTTATTGACGATCTACAAGCTGCGGCTGGTGGTACTGTCTCTATTGTTGGTGTTTTCTGGGGTTGTGAGTTCGTCTCAAGCTCTACTGGTAAAATGACTTTCTCTAATACTTGGCAAGGTTCTGGCGCGGATACTAATTTCCCCGTCAAAGCTTTCTTGTATGACAGTCCAAACCAATTGTTCTCAATTGCTACATCTAATGTAGTAGCTGGCTACAACACTGAAGCAGAGGTTCGCACAGCGGTCTTCTCAAACATCGCTCTTGCAGCGGGTAACTCTGGTACTGATAGTACTGGTATATCTTCTGGAACTGCGGATCTAAATACTGTCGCAAATACCGCAGCTTTAGCTCTTAGAGTTATGGGCATCCAAGACGATGTCGATAATGAAGACTTTACTGTTGCTGGTATTCCCTTAATCGTTCGTATAAACAACCACTTCAACGCACCTACTGGTTCCGTTGCACAGGGTACTGTTTCTACGATAGCACTAGCGTAGAAAGGAGACTAGCAAATGGCTATATCACGCGCACAACTAGCGAAAGAGCTAGAGCCTGGTCTCAATGCCTTATTTGGCATGGAATACGACAGGTACGAAAACCAACATGCAGAGATCTATACGACTGAATCTTCAGACAGAGCGTTTGAAGAAGAGGTTATGCTCTCTGGATTTGGTGCTGCTCCGAACAAGTCGGAAGGCAACGCAGTAAATTTCGATGATGCTGGCGAGGCCTACACAGCTCGTTACAACAACGAAACCATCGCATTGGCATTCTCAATCACGGAAGAAGCTATCGAGGACAATCTTTATGATCGTCTCGGAAGCCGATATACCCGTGCTCTTGCTAGGTCAATGGCTCACACGAAACAGGTAAAAGCTGCAAGCATCTTGAACAACGCGTTCACAGGTGGTGCTTCTGCCGGAGGAGATGGAGTTGCACTTTGTTCAGCTTCACACCCTCTTGTTAATGGTGGGACACTATCAAACACACCAGCGGTTGCTGCTGATCTAAACGAAACTTCTTTGGAAGATGCGTTAATCAACATCGCTGGCTATGTGGATGAGCGTGGGCTAAAAGTTGCTCTTCGCGGTATGAAGTTAATTCTACCACGTCAACTTCAGTTCATCGCAGAACGTATCATGGTATCTAATCTTCGGGTTGGCACTGCGGATAACGACGCTAACGCAATCAAAACAATGGGAATGGTTCCTGACGGTTATGCTGTCAATGACTTCCTAAATGATCCAGATGCGTGGTGGGTTAAAACAGATGCACCTCGTGGGTTTATCCACTTTGAGCGTACTCCGATGGCTACCAACATGGAGTCTGACTTCGATACAGGCAACATGAGATACAAGGCTCGGGAGCGTTACAGCTTCGGATTCTCGGATCCACGTTGTGTTTTCGGATCGCCAGGAGCGTAACAGAACTATTTAAAAATAGAGAGGGCGGCTATTCAGTCGCCCTTTTTTCGTTTAAAAAGGAGAGTAAAATGAAAATTATAAATTGGATCACAGGCCGTCTGTCTGAACCGTCAAGCTATGCTGCGATAGGTGTAGGAGTAATAGGTATAGGTATAATATCGGGTGTGGGCGAATTATTGTTCATCGGTGTTGCATGTGCCATTCTAGGACTTATTATTGCAGAAGAAGCTAAAAAAGATAAATAAATAGGGGGAGGGTCAAGTATTAACGCTTGACCCTTTCTTTTTCTTTTCAATTGATGTATTCTACAATCACCTTGACAGCCGCATTCCGCGTCTGACATTTGCCACGACAAGGAGATTAACATGGCTAATACAACTTTTAACGGACCAGTTCGTTCTCAAAACGGATTTCAAGATATTGATATTGACGCTACAACCGGAACCATAACTACGGGTTCAACCTATGGTGAGTCAGCTAAAGTAGATGACGGTATTTCTAATAAAACGGGTGTAGTTGCAGCAACGGGAACCATTTTACAAATGGCAAACGGTTTCGATGCACCTCTGGTAAAAAACACTCACTATCTTACACCAGCTAATGGTAACGCGATAGTAGCAACGCTACCAGCTCAAGCGGATTCCGAAGAAGGCGATTCAATTATTGTTGATTACAACGTTCTTGCGTCTAACGGACAGACTATGAAGTTTGGTACTTCGGGTGAGTTCTTTGCAGTAAATTCTGCAATATACAAGAACACTACTGTACTAGCAAATGTTAACGCAGTGTTAGTAGCGAATGGCACTAGCCATGATTTCCTTAATGCAGTTGGTCTAACCAACGCGGGCCCAGGAATCGGAAGTCGCATAATATTTACTTATAGTGGAGCTGCGTGGAGAGCGGAAGCGCGTCTCGCGTCTTCAGGTACTGCGGCTGCGGCGGGTACTTCGGTCTTTGCTACTAGTTAATTAATCTGGCGGGGGTAACTCCCCGCCTACACTTTAAAGGAGAATAATATGGCGGGTTCAGACGTACAAGCCACGTTTATTGTATCAGCAGCAGCAGATCCGAACGGAATTTCAGTAAGCGCACAGGTTGGAAACAACGCTAACTTAGTTATAACTGGTGCGTTAGCAGACGGCGGTGCTGTTACTTTTGACAGTCCAAGAAATGTTACTATCACTTCTGGTGGTAATGACAGTGCAATAACTTTTACAGTTACTGGAACAAATGCAAACGGAGTGGGTCTAGCAGAAACTATTACAGGCGCAAACGCGGGAATAGCAACAGGAACATCAGTATTTGCAACGGTTACTCAGATAGCCGCAGTAGGTGATCCAGCGGGAACAGTTATAGCGGGATCAGGCTCTACAATTCAAGCTACTATTTTTGCAGGACGATGTAGATTAAAAGGTATTTATTTAGTCAGCACTGCTACGGGTGGAACGATTTCGTTTAGAAACGCTTCTGTAACAGGAACGGCTCTTTTACAGTATCAAACTCCTGCGGGTGTGGGTTCGGAATATCCTGATGTACCTGACAATGGGATGGTATTTCCAGACGGTGCGTTCCTTACTTACAGTTCTGTTAATGCGTCCTCTGCAACGATCTTCTACGCTTAGAGGTTCTTATGGCTGATAACATGCCAAAGAGAAATAAAAAGAACTTTCGCCCTACTAAGAGTGGGGCGGGAATGACAAAAGCTGGTGTTGCATCGTATAGAGCAAAGAACCCAAAATCAAAGTTAAAGACTGCGGTTACGGGAAAAGTTAAGAAAGGTAGCAAGGATGCGAAGAGACGAAAGTCTTATTGCGCTAGGTCTGCTGGACAAATGAAAAAGTTTCCGAAAGCGGCTAAAGATCCCAACAGTCGGCTTCGACAAGCTCGTAAGAGATGGAGATGTTAATGAGTAGTTCTGTTAAATTACTTTTTATCGCGGCGGGTCTTACAACTGTCATGGGGGTGACTGGAACATGGTCGGCTTGGGTCACTCGTACTCTAGTTAACGTGGATAAAACCACAGCCGTGATGAGTGATAAACTAGATCGTAACCATACAATGTTAACCGTAATAATGAAAAATCTTTCTATAGAAAGGGTGAAATATGTCAACGTCAGGAACTAAAAACTTTGATCTTAGTATCGCAGAAATAATAGAAGAAGCGTATGAGCGATGCGGGTTAGAAGTTAGAACAGGATACGACGCACAGACAGCTAGAAGATCTCTTAACTTAATGTTTGCTGATTGGTCCAACAGAGGAGTTAATCTTTGGACAGTACGTTCTGCTACTCAAGCTTTAACACAAGGTACTTCGGCTTACCCTTTGGGCAAACACACTGTTGACATATTACAGATAGTTCTTAATCGAGATGGTACGGACTACGAGATGGATCAAATCAGTAGGGCTAATTACGCTACCATACCTCAGAAGACTACCCAAGGAAGACCTAGTCAATATTATTTTGAAAGGAAGATTTCTCCCATTATAAATGTTTGGGCTACTCCAGAGAACTCAACAGATACCTTGACGTATTATTACATCCAACAAATGGAAGATGCAGACTATTTGTACAACAACGTGGAGGCTCCTTTACGGTTCTATCCTTGCCTTGTTGCAGGACTAGCATACTATATGGCTATGAAACGAGCTCCAGATAGGTTGCAAATATTAAAATCTGTTTACGAAGAAGAATTTGCTAGAGCTTCTGACATGGATCAAGACTTTTTAGATCTCGCCTTACGACCGAGTGGTAGTTATCTGAGGGCAAACTAATGGCTTACGCAAGTGGTAAAAAAGCTTGGGGTATTTCAGATAGGTCTGGTTGGAGGTATCGTTTAAACACGATGCGAGTAGAATGGACGGGTGCTAAAGTTGGTCCAGACGAGTGGGAAGAGAAACAACCTCAATTAAAGCCTCCCCCTGTAACACCAGACCCTCAAGCATTAAGAGATCCTAGGCCACAGTCAAATCTGGCAGCAGAAAGAGTTATACAATATGGCTTTAATCCTGTAGGTATGGCAAGTAATGATGGGTTAACTCCTAATAATCTTCCAGGTACGGGAGAGGTGGGAATTGTAACGGTGGTGATAACATGAGCTTTACATATGGAACATTAAAAACAGCAATCCAACAATATGCAGATAATGCAGAGACAAGTTTTGTTGCAAATCTTCCTCTCTTTATAAGAGCTGTAGAAGAACGAATTTTAAAATCTGTAGATCTTACGGATTTTAGAAAAAATGTAACGGGTACTCTACAAGCAAACAGTCAGTTTCTTGCTGTCCCTTCTGATTATTTAGCCTCTTTTAGTTTATCGGCTGCGTACGATGGTACACAAGCTGTTGCTGGAATTATTGCCAAAACATTCTTACTTCAAAAGGATGTGAATTTTATTCAGACGTACACACCAGCACCACAAGATACGACACCGGCTCTTCTACAAGTCGGGGTGCCTTTATACTATGCGCTCTTTGATACAGATAACTTCGTCGTTGCACCTGTGCCTGACGATAAGTATAAAATGGAGCTTCATTATTTTTACAGACCGCAAAGCTTAACCGCACTTGCGGATTCAGGAACAACTTGGTTAAGTGAGTATGCTCCTAATGCGATGTTGTTTGGAAGCTTAGTAGAGGCTAATTTATATATGAAGGGGGAATCAGATCTAATGCAGATGTATGAAGGAAGATATCAAGAGTCTTTGGCTAGATTAAAAGATTACGCCGAGGCTAGAGAAAATTCAGATGCTTATCGAAGAGGGCTACCGGAAAGACGTAGGTCATGAAACTAGCTATTGTTGGATTGGGTGGGAGCTATTCTGACTACATAGCGGCTAGAATACGTTCAGAACATTTCGATGAAGTCTGGGGAATTAACTGCGTAGGTGGGATCATTCATGTTGATAAAACTATAATGATGGACCCCGTATCTCGGTTCTTGGACTCAGATGATGCGGGATCACAGACGGGGATAGCGCGACAATTTTTAGAAAACAATACTAAACCTATTATTACTTGCGAGCTGGATGATCGAGTAAAACATTTAGAACTATATCCTCTTGAAGCTGTCATTAAAGATTTGAACATCTGTTACTTCAACAATACTGTTCCCTATGCAATAGCGTATGCAATATACTACGGAGTGAAAGAACTTTGTTTGTACGGATTAGACTATACATACAAGAATGTAAGCATGGCAGAAGCAGGGAGAGCTTGCACTGAATTTTGGTGTGCTATTGCTACGACTCGAGGTGTAAAGATAGAAGTTGCACATAGTTCTGGGCTCTTAGATACAAATGTACCTGAAAACGAAAAACTTTATGGGTATCACAGATTAGAGGATCCTTTGGTGCAGTCACATGAGAGTGGAGGGTTGTTGATCACTAGGCAATCTAAGGTGGAGCCACCAGAACCGTTGGATCAAGATCCAATAATCTTTGGAAGACACGATCACAAACACATGAATGGGGGGGAGGCAAAAAATGTTTAGCGTAAATGGAGGAGTGGAAACAGGTTTTGTTAGCATAGTTTCGTCGGACAATGGCGGACTCAGTAACGATCAAATTTCAGAGATGGCTACTAATAAGATAGTCGCTGTGTCGGAAACAGCACCGGAACCAATTAGGCAACAAGCGCAAGCTTTTTCTGATAACGTGCGAAATGTCGTGCATTATCATATAGAGTTGGCTAGACGTGAGGAACGTGCTACTATAGCCCATAAACTAAGAGAGGCTGGTCACCCCGACTTAGCTGATACTATAAGGAGATTATAAGATGGCAATCGTACAAGCAATGTGTACAACATTTAAAAAAGAACTTATGACGGCAACGCATAATTTCGCAACCAACGGCAATGCTTTTAATTTGGCATTGTATGCTGTTGCCAACGGCGGAAAATCAAGCACAACTGCAACTCTTGGCGCGGCATCTACGGTGTTCGTTACTACTGGAGAAGTGGCTTCAAGCGGATCGTATACTACAGGTGGTTCTGCTCTTACCAAAGTTGCACCTTCCAATGTAGGAACGACAGGCATAACTGATTTTGGAAACATAAGTTTTACAACAGCCAGCATTACAGCAAGAGGTGCTTTAATTTATAATGACACCAACGGTAATAAAGCAGTAGCCGTATTAGATTTTGGAGGAAACAAGACTTCTTCTTCTGGAACATTTACGATACAGTTTCCAGTTGCGGATGCTTCAAATGCAATTATCCGCATAGCTTAACGGGGTAACTCATGGCTTTTATAACAGGTTGGGGACGAGGTACTTGGGGTCAAGGTCCTTGGGGCCGAGCTATACCTGTTGTTATTTCAACTGGAGTTGCTGGAACTAGCGCAGTTGGAAGTGTAAGTTTTGTAACCACTGCTTTAGTCCAACCCACTGGCGTTGCTGGAACTGGTGCGCTCGGCAATGAAAATGTTATAATAGATATCATAGTCCTTGAAGATGGGGTTGTTGGAACAGGCGCGATTGGTAATGAAACTGTTGTAACCACTGCTTTAGTCCAACCCACTGGCGTTGTTGGAACAGGCGCAACGGGAAATCCAACGGTTGCAATTCAGGGCTTAGCCGAACCTTCCGGGGTTGGTGCCACCGGCGCAACGGGAAGTCCAACTGTTGTAATAAACACCACAGTGTTCCCTACGGGAGTGGCTGCAACGGGCGCAATTGGTGAAACAAATGTGTGGTCTATAATTAGTCCTTCACAAGACCCTAGCTGGAATGCTATAAGTGTATCACAAAACCCTGGTTGGAGTGCGGTGAGTATAACGCAAGATCCCAACTGGACAGAAATAGCGGCATAAGGAACATATAAAATGGC